TCCGCATTGCCCACGTCGATGCATCCCGTATCGGTCGAGGCCGGCCGCACCATAAGGCATTGCTGCACAAAATTGTGCCGAAGGATTCCTCCAAACCCGGTAGTGGTTACAAAGGCTGGGCCGCCAAACTGGTTGAGGAAGTTATTTTCCAGCGTGTAATCGCCGACATTGCCCAATGAAATGGCGGTAGAAGTCGCGCTCGACAGATTTCCGGAGATTCCTAAATTGCGCACAGTGAAGCCGAAGCGCTGGACTCCTCCATCCGTAAACACCGGAACCGTGCAGCCAGGGCAGAAGATTTGCGAGGGCGCTGTCGTCGGGGAGTTCTGAGTGTTATATCCGGCTCCCTGAAAGGTAAGATTGTCACAAGAAATGGTGATCGGTGAACTACCTGTGTTTGCGCTGCGATATCCCGCGCCCGGAGGGAAGTAGATCGTCCCGCCCTTATAGGTTGTCGCGCACGCCGCCGTCACTGCTGCCTGAATTGCCGCCGTGTCATCCGTCGTGCCATCGTTTTTCGCCCCAAACGCCATCACGTCATACCAAGGCCGTCCCGACTTGAAAAAGCTGTCGCCTGTGAATGTGCCACCGGGAAACCCAGGGTTAGTAAAGGTTGCGGGTCCGCTAAAGATCGTGCTTCCGGTGAACGTCTTATTCCCTGCGATGGTCTGGTTCGAAAAAATGTCAACGAAGTTCTGCGCCGGACTGGTGGTTGGAGTGGGCACAACCGTCGACCAGTCGTAACTCGAAAGCACCGCATAGAACGTGAAACTGGAAGTCTTGACGTTGTAGGGCCACACATCCACCCGGTAATAGCTTCCCGGCGGATTCAATGCCGTGTTCATCGTCAGAGTGCAGGTTGAAACCCCGTCTAAAGCTTTGATCAGCCCGGAACCATTGATCAGGCAAGTCACCGCCTGGGGTGAGAAGCGCGCAAGGCCTGAGATAGTCGTATCGCGCGAAGGCTGCAGGGTGAACACCACTTTCCCGGACGTAACTACGGCTTGCGTCAGATCCTTTACCGTCCCGGTGATCGTAGTCGTGGTCTGCGCTGCTGCGATCGTGCACAGTGCGAGAGCCACTAGGAAATTCTTCATGCCGTAACCTTGTGGCTCCCTTCCGTGTTCTGCTCGGCGATCAAGCGGCTGAGTTCTTCTTCCTGAAGGCGCACCATTTCCCCATCGGCAGTTTCGTCAAACACGGTTACGTCCTGCATGTGTTCAACGGGCAATCCGGACGGGACTTTGTTTTCCTCAGTTTTTCCACTCACTGTAGGACGGTAGTAGTGATGCTGCATGGCCATCTCGACCATCTTTGCCAGCTGGTCTTCGCGTTCGTTTGCTTTGTCGATCAGCAACCGCAAATCCGAGATGTGCGCGTCTTTGGCTTTGGCTAAGGCTTCGACGGCAGAAGCGGCGAGGTCTTCAAAGTCGCGCTTCGACGGATTCCCGATGCCGAGCCAGCGTTTGACGTAATCCTTCACGCATCACCTGTTCAATCGAAATATGCACACCGTCTTTCAGCCAGAGATTAGGAACATCTTTCACCTGGCTGAATCCGGTTTCCTGCAATGCTGCTTCAAATAAGCTTTGGGCCGCGCGGTGCTGCGCTTCACACTCTGAGGAGCAATGCAGATCAGCACCGCGGCGGTGTGGGACCTTGCCGCCGTGCCCATGACACAAAATGGGCTGGGGCATGGCCTAACTGGTTTGCAGTCCTGAGGCTTTGCGTTTCAGCGAAGCTTTCGGGATTCTGATGTTGATGTGGGTATCGTCTTCTTCGCCCAGAATGCCTTCGCCGTCCGAGTGAACATGGCCCTCTGCAGCCTGTTCGGAACTGTTCACCGCGTTGCCGTCGTTACCGAGGCCATAAGCATCGCTGGCCGCAGATCGCGCCGTGCCGTCATTCGTGCCGCGGCGTGCCCCCTTTTCTGCATCATTGTGTCCGGTGGGATGTCCAACAATGGTGTTGGGGCCTTGTTTTGATTCCCCACCCATGGTGGAACCCTCTTCCGGCTGCTTATTGGCCTCTCCCGAAGCGGCTTTCTGCTTCGGTTTTTCCATGCCGCGCATCCCGGAAGAGTAGGCAGAATCGTTCAGGTTCACGCCGTCGGGATTCCCGACATAGGCGTCCGGACCCTGCTTGGTGGTTCCGTCAGTGCCTTGCGAGTGGCCTTCTTTCTCCTGCCCATAGGTGCCGCCGTGGGCGTCTTTTACTTTCGGTTTTTCCCGCCCTCGCATGCCCGAATCAAATGCTGAGTTGCCGCGCGGATCGCGTCCCATGTTTGTCTCCTATTTGAGTGAAAGCTGTTCGCAGTACTTGTCGTAGTTGGCCAGCACCCGCAGACAGTGTGGCGGGGAAGCCTTGTCGCACTTCGTCATCTGTAAGGTGACGTGGCATTCCTGACCAACGGTGTAATTCAGGCTTCCCGGTGCCTTGATGTGTCTATAAGAGCACCCACCTAAGCAAATGCACGCGAGCAGAACAGCAATTCGCATGGCATCCCTAGTCAGTACCGGAACTTCCGTTCGTTGGCACTGGGGCGGCGTTTAAGATGGCTACCACCGCACTGATGTAACTGGCTACCTTGTCCTGTGTGACGTTCTGCGCCCCGGCATCTTTCAGGCATTGCGCGATGAGATTTCCGCTGGTCGAGATCACCTGTGCCAGCTTCGAAGCTCCGGTCCCGCTCGACTGGCCTACGGCAGCAAAGTTTGCCTCGGCGGTCATGACTGCCTGAGCGGTCAGATTGAATGCGGGCCCGAGTCCGGGAATTGCCAGTCCGACTACGCCTTCGGCTACATGCACGCCGGTCTGAAACCATGGGGAGAGAAACACTTTCTCGACATCTTTTCCGATTGCCTTCATCACTGATATAAAACTCATTGCCATTCTCCTGTCTCAAGTTGAGTTGAAAGTCTCCGCGCGCGATCGCCGACCTGCGTTGCCCAGCGGGAGTTCAGCATCTCCTGGGCAGCCCCGGCATAATCCCCGGATTGAATCTTTCCCAACATCTGTGTAAAGCCCGCCAAGCCCTTGATCCCCATGTTGAAGGCCATGTTGATCAGCACCGCTTGCCGGATCGGATCAAGTGCTGCGGTCCAGGGCAAATGCAATTCCAGAGCGATCGACGCGGCCTTGATATCGTTCTGAAGCAGCCATGCGCCTTCTTCTGGCGAAATTCCTACGTCAGACAAATTCCGCCCATAGCCAATCGTGACTTTCCCCACAGAATCGAGGTAGGGATAGCCGCGCCAGCCTTCATCACGGCGGAGTTGATCGTTCAATGAGGAAATCATGTGATTATTCGAGTGGGTGCTGAACCATCCACTTGATCATGGAGACAACCACGGCAATGCCGACGATCTTTGCACCTTGCATCACCGTGACTCCTGCAGCAAAGGAACCGCCTGTGGCCGCTGCACCACTAACGGCGGCATTGAATACACCCTTCAGCCAACGCTTTGTGTTGTCGCTCATAGGCTTTGATTGTTTTGGCGGGGCCGGTGCAGCCCCGCCTCTCAGTACGCGAATCGGCATTGTTATTTCTGAACCTCAAGCACTGCGATGCGTTCGCCGTGCTCGTTGATCTTGGACCACTGGTTATCCTGTTCAGTGCGCAAGTCGCGGAATTTCTGCGAGTGATCCTCGACCTTGGCTCCCAATGCGCCTTCAATGCGCGCCGCTGCGCGCGATTGGACGATCACTGTGCCAAAGAAGGTAATCAGCCCGATTCCCGCGCCGATCAGCGTGGCAATCCATGGCTGCATTGATTTCTCCGGATTTAGAACTGGGTGAAGTCGATCTGCACGTCACGCATGGTCACTGAGGTCAGAGCTGCTGTGGCAGCAATCTGCAGCTGCAGGGAGTTCGCGACGGTGTGGTCGTAGGTCGAAGAAGCCGCGGTGTTGCCATCGCAGTAAATCGCCATGGCCGTACCGGAAGACCAGGCCGCCGCCACCGTGTTGGTAAAGCAGCCGTGCGCTTCATCTGCGCCGGACGTGCCGGTCGTGGTGGTCTGAATAGTGAAGTCAAAATCAACCGGCGAGTTGGTGTTGGAGTTGGCGTTGGCCGCACCCACAACCGACACCGGAGTCACCGAAGACCCGATCTTGACTGAAAGCGTAATGGCTGGTGTGGTCACACCGTTAGAGAACATTAACTGGCCGTGAATGTGCATGCGCTTACCCTGCACATTCATGGCGCCTGCTGGCAGGGTCCACGATCCCATGGTCTGCGCCGTGGTGACCGTGGTTAAAGCCGTAGTCGGCCCGGAGCTAAGCTGCAGCAAGCCTGCGGTGTTGGGTGCGCCCGAAATCCATGGAGTCGCATCCCCCGCCGTGGTCAGCGAAGTCAGCGTGTAGTTCGAAGAAAACGGGCAGACCGTGATGCCGTTGCCTACAACGAAGGCGCCCGCGCAAACCGCAGTCGTAATCGGCTGAGTAACTTCGGTATTGGCCGCGCCGCCTGCGGGTGATACACCGATGATGTAGCCAACCGCCCCGGATACGGCTGCAGGTGCGTTGCCCGTCAGGGTGGAAGTTGAACCCGTCGTGGCCTGCGTCGAAGATGAATCCGTTCCTCCAGGAGTCTTGCCGCCGGTCAGCGTCACGTAAGCAAGCGAGATGCGATAGGTGCCGGCTGCAATGGTGCCGCCGGTGGTAGCCGTGCCCAAAGTGCCTGCAGCTGCCGGCGCATTCAATAGAATGTTTCCGGTCAGAGGCACGGACTGCGGAGAGGGAGCAATGCCGTTGCTCCACCCATAGAGGCCTGAACCCAAGCGGTTGAGACAGCCATCGAGGCCGCCGTTATAGGAAGGATCGCCGCACAGTCCGGCGCCCACTCCGTCTACGACGAAGCCGGTTGCACCAATGCGTTGTGCCAAAGCACTCCCGCTGAGCATCAGCCCGAAAGCGAGAGTCAGAACGATTGCAAAGCGGGTTGTTTTCACGGTGTTGTTTTCTCCTTGAACCACGAGATTACGAACTATTGCAAACGCACGATCAGGATGTTGGAGCGGAATTTACCTGCCCCATCCAGACCGAAACTGTGCAGATCGGTACTGGAAAAAGACATGTAATTCCCCTGCGGTGAGGCCGAAGTGATCGCATCGTAATTATTGAAGTAGGAATCTGGCCCGTCGCTGCATTGAGAATCGCTGGTCCCCGATTGGCCGCAGGAATGCGTATGCACAAATAACCGTGGACGATTGCTAGAACCGTCAATCGGTAGCGCAAAGAGCACTTGCCCTAGATATGGCGGGCAGTAAACCTCGCTGGTAGGGGCACACGGTGATACGTCGGTCTTTACGAACCGATCTGTCGCCCCGAGCCACATCGGGAAAGCGTCTGGGGTGTTGGCAGGAACCCAGGCACCGTGATTGTCTACGGGAACGTCGGTGTACGGTGCAACACTAAAGGATTGCAACTGCGGCGCGGCAAATGTGTAGGCCCCGGCATAGTTGGATACATTGCGGATGTTGAAGCCTAAGCCCGCGCCGCTCCCCAAGGCTTTACTGATGCCCTCCGAAGGATGGCCGTCATACTGGCACTGGATTCCATTTGGACAGCTGGCGCCGCCGGTCAGCTCACCATTGGTGTAAGTCGTCGTCCCCGTCCCGATGGTCCAAGCCACCGTCTGCGAGCTTAAATTGATCCCCGCGCAGACTCCGGTAGTCATCGGAAAATCTACCGAAATACGCGCTACGGTTCCGTCTCCGGATGGCTGCAGATCGTGATAGCCTTGCCCCGCCGCGAAGCCATAGCAATAGTTCCCGCTTGTGCTCAAGGGTACGGCTGATTCCGAACTGCAGGACGCTAAACACCACGGATAGTAAACGCCATTTTTCAGGTCGAGTGTGGTGCAGCCGAGCGTCTGGTCGTAACTGAAGACTTCCGTCCCCGTGCCCTGATTACCCGAACTGATCCCCACGGTGAAGCGCAATCCGCTTCCCGAGCCTGCAACCGGGGCAAAGATAGTCCCCGACACAATGGGAGACGGGATAGGGCCAGGACAAGAACCAGCCGCCGCATAATCAAAGAGCGTGGTGATGGTCCCCATGCTGTTCAGGTTACTCACCGTCGCCTTTTGAATGATGTGCTTCGACTTCAGCATGTAGATGTCATGGTTAGCTTTACCTGCGGCGGTAAACCAGTCAAAGGCCGTTGGAGAGGGTAGGCTATGCCAAGCAGGAACGCCGGGATTGGTAATTTGCGGACAGCCGCTGCTGTTCGTGGTAACACCGAAAATTGAAACGCCTCCGCCTTGATCGCTCAAAGCGACCATGGTTTCATCCCAAGCCCAATCGTGCCCATTAGCTCCGCCGGACATGGACCCCGTCATACTCTGGCCGTTGAATGCCGTCGTCGCGGTTGTGGCTAAGAGAATGCAATCCGTTGTCGGATTCAGGGTTGAATCGTAAGCCGTGGCGTTCTGCGCGCTTGAACTGCTGAAGTAAGACGTGATGAGCCCAGGATTGGCCGTGCTGTTCGTGGAGCCTAAGTACGTTGGCGGTCCTAACGTCGTTCCTGAGATGGTCAGAGAAACCGTGACCACTGCCGTGCCGTTCGTGGTGTCCGTCACCCTGACCGGCCATGATGTCGTCCCGTTAACGCTCGGCGTGCCGGACAACACACCCAAGGAAGAAAACGAAAGTCCGGTGGGAAGTAATCCCGCACAGCTGCCGTTGCAATCCCATGTATACGGTCCTACGCCCTTGACGGCGCGAAAAGTCTGGGAATAAGCAGTGCCGTTGGTGCCTGCCGGCAAGGTGCAGGGCGGGCACACCGGGAAACTGATATTAGGTGCTGCCGTTACCGTCACCGTAGTCGAGCCGGTGGGCGCGTTCGGGCTGGAAGCAATCAAGCATGTCACAGAGCTTGACCCAGGAGCGAGTGCGGTAACTAGGCCTGTGGTCGACACCGAAATCACTGTACCGTTTGAAACACTCCAATTCCCATCACATGCGGGTGTCAGCAGGCCGCCGCTGGTTCCATCGCTCTCATTTCCCGCGGCGTTCATCTGCAACGACTGCCCATTCACCATGGTTGGGCTGGCGGGGAGAATGGATAAGCTAGTCACACTCGGGCCGCAATTGGGCGCACCCCCAAAGCAGGTCCCAAAGCCACCCACTTGCACACTTTGGCCGCACGCCAGCGTTGCCGCCAGCAGCAGCATGGTTCCACAGAAAATAGATTTCATTTAGCAAATCAGAAGATGTGACACACGGTCCCTGTTTTCACCGCCGCGGTGGCAGTCGTGCCATTGGCCGCACCGGTAATCGAGAAGTTTCCCTTCGTCGGACTGGCCAGAATCGTCCCACTAATCCGCGCTGGCAGCACGGTTGCGCCTGGGGTGTAAGTCGCCCCAGTCAGGACATTGGTTGCGCCTGACACCGAGATCCCGGCCACACCGTTGGTGGCTGTGTTGGAGCTCGAAGTAACGATGGTCGCAACCGCTTGCGTCGTTGCCCTCGGCGTCTGCGCCAGGTTCACACCTAACGCAAAATTGTTCGTTCCCGTACCCGCGGTGATGGCCCACAACACATCGCAGGTAAATCCCCAGGGCTTCGACACAGCTGGCAAAGGGAAAGTGCAAAACGCCGTCGGGGTGTTGACCGTCAGGTTCACATCTGCGGTCAGTTCGCAGACGTTCGCCCCGACTGGACTGACGGCATTCGCCCATGATGGCGTGGTGACATAAGGCCCGGTGGTGAACAGCGTCGGCAATACCGTCTGGTACAGGTTGTAAAACTGCCCGGAATTTGAGCAGCCATTCCCGTCGGTGTAGCCGACTACCAGAATGCATGCCCCATCTCCCGTAAAGGGCTCGAAGTACGTGGGAGCCTGGTTGGTCACATGGGCTTGCAGGAAGGGCAGGATTGCGGTTAAGGTCCCTGACGTTCCTGTACCATCTGTAGCGCTTTGGGTCGTGGTCTGGATCTCGTGTGGGACGTTTGGATAGAGCGCAAACGTTGTCACCCAGTTAGTCGATGCGGTCAGGTCGGAAGCATTGACTCCATTGAATCCGATTCCTTCGCCGTAGGAAACAGCAACGGCCGCTTCTGCGGTCATCCAACTTGAGTCTCCTCCCTGCTCGGTATTGATGGCCGTCTGCATGGGAACGCTCTGCGGGTACGCGGAAGTCTCAAACGCTTTGTAAGTCCCCAGGGTATTCATCCACAGCGTTTTCAGCCCTGCGATATTACCCACGCCGGTCGCGGTAATCAGTTGCGCCGAGCAGAAATCATGCAATTCATCGTTCGGCCCAAGGCTGCCATACCGCATGTAGCCCAACTGATTTCCCAGCAGGGTCGCATAATGCAGCTTCGTGGCCGCAATAAAGTTCTCCCACGCGGTCAGATATGGCAACTCGCTCGAGACCGGGAGCCCTTGGGCAACGCTCGCAATAGCAGTCGAGTTGACATTGGTGACCGAATTCAGATAGGTCGAATCGCCGCGATACGCGCCGCCCGCCGTGCTGCATTCCACTGCATCTTGCGGCCCTGCGGCTCCCACGGCCGTGGCCCAGTTAGTGCTGAAGACGTAGGTCGGAGTAAACGTGTTGCCGTTCGACGCAGGGCTCTGAATCGGCGGAAAGCTTAAGTTGATGATCGGGCAATTGGTGGTGCAGTTCCCGCCATTGGCCACGGAAAGATAGTTCTGCACGATCTGGCCACAGCCAGTGAAATTCCCGCCGTTATTCCAGGCATAGCCCCCACTCGCTGTGTTTCCGCCGTTCGAGGCTTCATCGAGTGACCATGGGCAGACAATCGAGATCCCGCCATGGGTCAGAAGATAGAGCGACTCGCTGCTGAACTGTGGATCGATACTGTTGGAGCGTTCCACAACTTCAATCTTCAGGGGATAGTTACCGGGAGGGGGTGCCACTTCCCAATCGCCGCGTGCTGCGGACCAGGCCGGAATCGAGCCATCTGACGGTGGGCTTACCGGCGGCCGGATTACAACGTCTTGAAAATTGCCTTCACCCCAATTTTCGAGTGCTGGCCCGGTTCCGTTGGAACAAAACTGCACTGCGCCGTTCGGCAGATAATTATCAGCGAATGGACAGAGCCCTGTAGGATCTGGCGCAATCCACGCAATCGGCTGCGTCGGGAATAAAGCCTGTAACCCTTGGGTTGCCGATATCGACGCGGCTGAGATATTAGACTGCTGCGTCGAGCGCCAGTCGATTACTACGACATTGCCGGGATTGCAGGTTGAAACCGGATTACACTCTGTTCCCTGATAACTGGTCGGAATTACTACTGTGCCGTTGGGCTGCGCTTTGTTAATGGCTTCCTGAATGGTGCGGCGATGGTTCCAGGCTACCGGCTGACTTACATTTCCGACCACAACGATGCGATCGCTGGCTGTGTCATCGATCTGCGCGCGCAGTTGTCCTACGATGCCCAGCACACAGAGCACTAAATAACCCAGCTTAACCAGTTTCATTCAGTTGATGATGTAGTAATCAAAACAGCCTGGATTTGTCGTTACCGTGCCCAAGTTGATGGTGAAGCCAGACGCTGCTGTCTTAGTGGCAAGAAGCGGCCCAGCAGGCAATACCGACGCCGTGTTGCAGGTCACACTCAAACGCGTACCTTCGTCAACCACTTGCTGCACAATGATTTCACTGTTGGCTGTCACTGCCCCTGTGTTGACCTGACAGGTGCCTCCAGAAGCATTGGTGGCACACGAAAACGCACCTGCCGCCGCAGTGGCGCACGTCACAACCGAAGGATTCGCTGCAGTGCCGACGCCAGAACAGTTGGCAGCAGTAAGATAATTTTTGAATTGCGCCCCAATTGCACTAGAAAGCTGCGTGCAGGTAGCGTTAGCGCATCCAAACGTAGCGGAACCGCTGGTTGAGCCAAGATAAGTAATTGACCCGCTCGATCCACCGACAGCGCCCAGTGTCGGGGTCTGTGTATATGCAGGAGCAGCCGCCGCAGCCGTCGCATTGTTGAGGACGGAGCCAGCAGGGGCATTCGCCAAGGTCAAGGTTGCGGCGGGCGGCGCGGTGAATACTACACCATCTCCTGCAACTAGCCCGTTGCCGCCAGTCACCCCTGACTGCCCTCCACTTACTTGCATAAAGGCGGATGCGAGTAAGCAAGTTACCAACAATCCTGCGATAGCGACCCAGAGTTTAGACGAATGAGACAAAGCAGCCATCTCCATTGGTATCGGTGTCGAGTTGAATTTGCGAGAGGTCGGCCACGCCCAGAATCGGCGGCGTAAAGGATTGTCCTTTGGTGATCTTCGCCATAGTGTTTCCGGCAATATCTTTCACGAACATGATCGTCCCAACATTGCTGGGATCAGACTGAATCGTGACGCCTTTGACCATGAACGCCGATGACTTGATTGCGACCGGCGTGCCAGCGTTCGCCACTACCACTTTCCCCAGCGATTTCGGATCATGCTGTGTGGACATTTAGTCTCCGCAAAGCGCGAGATAGTAAGAATCAGACTGCATGCTCGACTTCATTTCATTGGTCCGCTTGCGCTTGAATTCGTCTTCTAGTTCTTTGTGCGCAATTAAGCAGGCGCGGCAGATATCCCGCTCCATGGCAAAACGGCCCAAGTGGTATTTGTAGCGCCAGCCCCGAGAAACTAAGTAGGGCGTGATTTTCTGCTTCGCTACTTCTTCATTGGCGGCGGTAAGATAGCGCAACTCGACTGTGACGGAATGTTCAGGTGAGTCATCCCACATCTGCACTACATCAGGGATGCCGCACATGGCGCACTTGCGGGTCGCCAGAGCAACAGGCTTCTGGACCTGAACTGCAGGCCGCAGGAATTCTGGTCGCCCGGAAAGGGAAGTGCGGTCCGAAAGCTTCACGAGATCGTTGCGCACCCATTCCCATCAACCTGCACCCAGCCGCTTCCTTCTAACGTGAAAGCAGGCTCTGGATACACCGCATCCGGTTTCAGAGTTGATTTCAGTTTCAAACCATCAATCGAGACTGACTTACAAACGATTTCCCAAGCATGCGAGCCGTTGTCGATGGAGATCAGCCGCGGCGCTTCTTCTTTGCGGTTGAAATACACGCGGAACGGTCCGCGATAGGCCAACTGCATCGGCATGCGTAAGCACTTCGTTTCGTGATCGGTAATTGATTCAGTCGAGCGGTCCCCAAAAGTCTGACTTCCGTCGCCCGTCTCGCTCTTCGTGAGCTGCTCGGATTGTGGCTTCGCGGTATTCATGGGGCATTGCGTCCAAAGGAGTCTGAGTAACTGGCGGCCGGGTCATCAAGCCATAACGCCATGCGTCCGGCGCGTGATCTTCGCCTTTTGTGTCGCAGTCTTCCGGATCGTGCTCATCGTGAACCAGCGCCGGAATCGTGCGAATCAGGTTCGTGCACGTTTCAAATACTTGCCAGTGTGGCGGCCTGACTAAGACGCCTTGATTGCTGTATTCGTGCGAGAGATATTGGCGGCAGCGCGCCCAGCCATTACGCCGGTCATTGTCGGCTTGGACCATCGCCCAGCCGTTGTTTGCCATGACCTCAGCAGTGCACGGCCCACCGCGATGACTCCAACACTCCGGATCGCCGACCTTGTAGCGGATCTTCTCATCGCCGGTCAGTTTCAGCGCATGCTGTGCGAGCCATGGCGTGTCTTTGCCGACGATGTAGTATTCCCGATACGTAATAACTAGGCCTTCATGTGATACCGCATGCCACAACATACATGCTGGCGATCTAAAGCCCCAGTCGAAGCTGCAGAACCGTTCCCAGTAGCTTGGGATCTGGAACGGCTTGATAACATGAACGCGCCGCGAGAATTCACGGAAGAACTGGCCTACAAACGATTCCCAATCACCAAAGAGATGGGCTTCTCTCTCTTGCTCAGGAAGCGCCCAGAGCGTTCGCCCGTAGTCGCTGCGATTGATGAAATACTCAAACCGCTGCTTCTCGGTCCACTGGTAGTAATCGCGCTGGGTAAGGCCGTCTTGCTTGAGCCCCTTGCGGCACCATTCAACGTTGTCCCAGCCGTAGGCCTGAAGGAATTCCCAATCTTCCGGGCGTTCATTGTCCCGGTAATCCCGGTCCACCATGACCCGCTTTACATAGTCATGTCCTACGTTGCCGGGGTTCATCGTCCACAACATCTTGGGAACGATGTCAGAGCCCGTCCAGCGATTGCAGGTTTCGAGGAACCTTAATTCCTCTTCGTTGAAGTGGGTAGCTTCTTCAACCAGGATGTCGGCAAACTCATCACCCTGAAAATCGTAAATGTCCTGCTTGTGCTCGGCGTACCCAAAGACGATGCGCGATCCGTTGGGGATGCGCATTACCGGGTAGCCTTCTACACCGGGCCCGCGATACCACTGCCGCGTGGCGGACCACTGCTTGAACATTGGCCCAATGCAGTTGGCGTAGACTTCCTTGAATGTTCGGCGAAGTACCAGGCCAGTTGTGCCGGGATACTTCAGCCGGCGCGTCAACATCACCTGACGGCCAGTGTGTGACTTGGAGCCGCCACGCGCCCCACCAAAGCCTATGCGCGATGCTTTGGAGTTCTCAATGAGTTCGTTGATCTGCCATTGCTTTGGCTGCCAACGAAAATCTAACTGGACACTCGCTTCATGCTTCTGCGAGCGCCGCCACATTGATGAAGTTCACCGTAATGTTGCTGGGTCCGTCTCCCATCGGATCGGACGGCAACCCCGGAGTTAAACCTTTCAGCCGCGCTGCCAGTTCGGCATATTGGCGACGTTCGCCCCACGCGATCACGTCGCGCGAATCAGATACTGTGCCTTCGAACTGGAAGAACTTGGTCTCCATCGCATCCAAGCCTTCATTGATGCGCTGGGCAATTTTCTCGGGCGGCGCGATCAGATGCGCCAAAGCTTTGCGCATACCAACCGTATCGAGCAAATCTTCTGGATGCGCTGCAGTCTGCGGTGAGTACCCCGCTTCCAACGCTGCCGCACGCACGCTTTTACCTTCTACGATGCCCTCTAAGAGCTTCGCTTGCCGGGGCTTAAGCGCTACGCGGATTTTCGCGGTTTTCTTTTTCGCGGCTTTAGCCTGCCCTTTATGGGCTGAAGCCGCCGCTTTCTTGGTGGTCATAGAATTGTCAGTTGCTTTTGGCTTGCTGCGCAGTCCGGATCAAACCTGCTAAGGCAGTTTGCTTCTCATTCAGCCGGTACAGTGGGCAGCCTTTGCCCTTATGCCCGGAGGCTCCGCAAATCTCACAGACTGAGTAGTGCTTCGGCGTTAACATGCGTCAGTCCATGTACCAGACCTGCACAGATCACCACGTTCTTCGTGTCGTAGACTTCCGGCCACGCTTCCACTTTCGACATCGACTGATCCACCCGGTTCCCTACGATCTGGTCATCCACTGCGCCAAAGCGATTCAGCCCGAATTTGCGCGAGCCATCAACCAGGCCTTCGGCGTTCAGTTCCATGTCAGTCTGGACGAGTGGGATCTTGGAATGAATCGGGTTGGATGTGCGGGACTGCATCGGCACGGGCTGGACGCAGCAGCAGAGTTTGCCTTTCGAATTGCGGAACCAGCCAATAGAGCCTTGGGCGGCTGCCTGGTTCAATTCATCGGGAGTGAGCGAGCGGATAACTTTCTTCCGTGAGAGGTCGTAAAGTTGCACAAATCTGCCAGTGCCCGCTCGGGGCATAATGATTTCTCCTGTTCGCTCTGGGTTTTTCGGGGACGCGAAGTGTCTTGAGTCTTACTACCCTTGCGCGGGTATCGCCTTGTCAGGGCGCGTCAGTCTCAAGAACTGAATCAAATTGTGGGCTGGTCAATACAGGAGATACTCTACTTCGAAGATGAGTGCAAGCAGAAAGATGGGTTAATTGACTATTAAATGCAGTTAAGCAGTGGAAATCTTGGTTCTCCTTGAACGATGGCGCGAATCCGGTCGGCCTAACCTGCGTGCAATGCGACTTATGCGCGAGCGGCTCACCTGAAACTGGGCAGCGATATCTTTGTGCCGGCAGCCAGCTTCAATCTGAAACATAATTTGTAGCATCCGTTGGTCGGTTGGCCGGTATCCCGATTCTGTTTTCACCCAGCCTCGCTTGCCGCCTGCGTTCGACATACCGCCGCCTCCGCTCTGATTCGCTGATTCCCTTAGACCTATTTTTGTGCTCCCGTTGGGCATCATTCTGCAGACACTTCTTAGCCAGGTCGGAGATCTCTTGCCTCTCCGCGTCTGGGTACGTTCGAAAGGCTTCACTGCATTTCCGCAGGTTCAATTGGGTAAGATAATCTTCTTGGCCACGCTTAATGATTGCTTCTGCACGTTCGCTGCATCCTGGTCGTGTGGAACAATGCCTTGCGCGTCTGAGAGCTCCACGATCGCCCGCTTGACGTAGGGCTCCTGCAGAGTTTCATCCAAATCCAGAAACCCGACCGCCTTCACATCCATGCACTCGCCCTTCAGGAAGGCCTCGTATTTATCGGTGTAAAAGATCACCTGGGCGCGTTCTGAGATTAGGATGCGCTTCAGGGCTACTAACTCCTGGGCTTGCTCATCCAGAGCTTTAGAAGCTTCCAGCATGGCACGCTTGATCTCGATTGCGGCGACTTGCTTTTCGTCGCGCAGTTTGCGGCGTAGGCCTTTATGACCTTTGGGGAACTTACTCATGGCTTCTCCTTGGCTGAATAATTTCTCTCAGTATCATCGGCTTATCGGCCATAGTTGTCTCCTTTTTGACAGTCAGGCTGTGGATGGTTCTTCGCTTTGAATCCAACTAGTCTCATACGCTCCTTTGGTCCATGGGTTGTCGCATCACTCGTTTACGGATTTGTTCCCATCCGCAGGTGCAGTCTGGCCGCGACAAGCAGCCGTCCTTGTGGGCACCGTATTCTCTGAGCAGAAAGTCGGCATAGGCTTCCGCGAATCGAATCGGCCATTCTCCATGATAGGCATCGCGTGGTGGTTTGCCCTTCATCCATACGTCGTCGTAAAATTGCTGTGCGTTCAATAGGCTCTCCTTTGACACGTGGTCTCGTTAACCGCTGGCCTTACTCCTTTGGGGCAGGCTCCGCGCTTAGCTCCATGCTTGGAGGAGATGCCACGCCATCCAACAAGGCTACAATTTCAGTGTTTTCTTCCTTGTCAAATAATTGTGAGACAGCCGTAGATATTCCTTCGTTGAAGGATTTCATGTGCGGCGTTAGCGGGTTCGTCCCGTCCTCGTCAGAGATTTGGTATCCAATCATGAAGTCGGCAATGATTCGCAATTTCTGCTCGATTGGTATGGGCGAGCTTGGAGGGGATGCCTCAGCCATGCAACTCGGGCCAATTTCGTGCAGATAATACGAGCCGTCTGTCCGCATGTGATTAGGATTCCGGCAAACTTTTCCGGGCTCTACAAAGTTAGGAATTTTCGTGGGCGAACTTGGAGGGGATGCCTCGTGCCAAGGATGAAAGCATTGCATCCAGTGTTCGGGGGCGACAGTTCCGTGCATCTTTAGTTCGAATCGTATCTCTGGAACCGTACTCCAGCAGGCTGGGCATTTATCCTGAGTTTCGGACATTTTCAACTTCTCCTCGGCGCAGCACTGCTGGCAATCTTCCCGGCATGGACTGCACTCAGGATCAGCGGAATTGATCAATTGATGTGGCATAGCTCTCCTTCTTTGGGCATTCGGGTGCGTGGCTCATTCCATTCTCCTCACAATGCAATCTTCTTCATGCGCTTCCCATGAAACTGTGACAATCTGTTCGCAAGAGGGACATGCCGGGAACGCCTTGGGATCGTAAACGGCTGTTCCGCAGCGCGCCCCACGCATCCAATCGTCGTGATACCACAGCAAGAACTGGCTCCCGTCGCGCATTCCGGCATGGGCCTGATGAATTGGAAATCCGCACCGGGAACAGTTTGGGTAAATGGGCTGGCTCATTGTCCTCTCCTCAACTCTCGCATCTCGGTTTTCAGGGTTTCGTAATCCTGCCGCATCCGACTCACTAGATCATCCAACGTAGTCAGTTGTTTGCGGCATTCCACGATTGCCGCGCCTAGCGTGTACGCCTGTTCGCCTGCCGAAATCACGCCCAGATAGAGTGCGGTTTGCTTCTGCTCCAAAGTCATCTCAGGAGTGATTTCGTAGCTCAGATATGTTGCTGGGCTCATACTCTTTTACTTACCCCCTCTCTCGCAAACTTTGAGCGATTCCGCGCATTTCTACGACCCTTCGCATGAATTCGCTACCGACTCTCTCCCATGTGGTATTCATCAGCACGATAGCCGCATATTCTGCGAGTTCTGCCGACCACATCAATTCCTCGCTCGTCGGGCCGCGCAGTAATCGAACTTCCGCAGTGCGTACAACTTTCTTTGGTTGACGCCGCAAGCCGGGAACAATTTCACGATTCCAGCGGTTCCGCATCTCGGCCTGTAGTTCAGCCAAACGAGCGCGATCCATTTACCGTGTCTCCTTGCTCTCTGCTGGGGCACCGCTCAGCCCTAACAGTTCCATCTGTATTTGATAGGGCGGTTGCGCTTCAGGCATTTCTTTGGGCAGCATTTGCAGCGCCAGTAGTCCGCCTTTTGTTTCGCCCGCGATTTTGAATCCGGCCCGCAAATAGCACCTTCCGAAGTCTCTTTTCCGCCGAACCTTCCCGCGATCAATGAACGTCACCATGCCCATCGCAGGCGTTTCCGGCCAATACCAGCGCGTCACAGCCACGGCCTCACGAATCAATTCGCTGGCAATCGGCCCAGATTCGCGACGAAAACAAGAGTTCACCCAAGCGCCTGCCCACTGATGCTTGACATATTCCGCAAACGGCCATGACGTAACCCACAGAGCTGCTCCGGTCACGCACAGCAGAACTAGACATCGACCGGGAGGAACGAACTGCGGAGAGCCTACTTTTTGCCGATTGTAATGACGGTCAGCAATTGGTAAGGCTTCTTTGTCCGCCCGATCTGAAAGTTTCCAGTTCATTTCGTTTCCCGTGTTGCTGCTGGGGCAGGAGCGCTCGCCGCCTCCCCGTCATCTTTTAATGACATGAAGAATTTGAATGCTTCTGGGAACGGGGAGCAACCGTCTCTTTAGAGTCCATAAAAAATCCTTTCTATCTACGTGTCCTTTTCTTCGAGCTTGGCCTGTACTGGTCCCTGCCCTCCATCGGTCTGCTCGTCTCTTGGCCCAAAAGGCAATCCCTGAGGCTGCCTTAGCCAACGGTTGTATTTCATTCCTGGTCCGCTTTTGAATTGCGCCGGCGGCGGGAGTTTCCGGTCGGCCGTCGGAACCTTCCAGAATTGCAGACAGCGGGTTTGGCAGTGCCGGCCGACTCTTACTAGCCAGGACTTCTCCCGCGTGCATCTTGCCGGCGATTCAACCCAAACCGTGTGAAACCAAATCACGCGCCGGCGTGCTATCCAAGCGGCCGCTCCGAAGAGGCATCGCAGGCGATCAGTCGACATGGCCCGGAATTCTCCAACGTAAGGCGGGTCCAGCACCACGCAATCGAAGCTATCGCGCTTAAACGGCGGTAGCCATGCGTCCCCGATCACGTGCGGCCGCGTGGAAGGATCAAGATCCATCCGAATTCCGAAGTCTGCTTTCCCGCCGAACAGGTGCAAAATGCTCATGTCCTCACACTCGCTCACGATGACCTGGCGCACGGCTTTGGGAAATGCCCACCCATCTCGCAAACAGCGCGGATGGCTCGGACACCACAAAACCTTCGGCATGTCGAAAACTCTACTCAAACTATCTCCTCACAGCGTGCTGGGCAGGGACCCCGGAATCTCATTCAAACCAGTTCGGCACTTCCGCCAGAATTTCCCTTTTCAGCGAGCACATCTTGTCATCGTCCACTTTCTCAACAGGCGGATAGAGTGCGACAATCCAGAGCCTTTCGCCTTTCCATTTCGCGGGTTGCAAGGTTGCGTGAAGGGCATCTTTCGTGCAGGGCCGCAGTGGGCCGGGAATCTCTTCCACGGTTCCAATCTGCCGCGCCGGCCCGGCGCCGCCGTTTGCGGGTTTGCCATCTTTGGCAGATCGCCAGAACGCCAGCACCGCCCCTTGTTCGCGCAAGCGCGAACCGCGCTCTCCGGCGCTGCCCGCGATGACGGCCTCCTGATAAGCAACGTCCCCGTACCCGTCCCCGTACCCGTACCCGTACCCGGACCCGTACCCGTCCCCGGACCCGTACCCGTCCCCGGACCCGGACCCGTACCCGTACCCGTACCCGGACCCGTACCCGTACCCGGACCCGGCCCCGTCCCCGGACCCGTACCCGTCCCCGGACCCGTACCCGTACTGTTTTATATTTTCGACAGAACCGTAGATCAATTGCTCCATGGCTGCGCTTTCCATTTCTCCGCAGCCTCGGCAGAGACTTCAATCACTGCGGTGACTTTGTTGAGAGTCAGACTCGGAACCGCTGGACCTACTTTGCAATTCTTTGTCGGCCCGGTTGCGGCCAAGCCCATAAATCCTCGAACATCGCTTGACCAATAGACGCAGTTTTGCGCCTGCCTAATTGTGATCGTTCCATCGGTCGGCATCTTCTCCATGTAGCCGAAGAACACGCCGCGAAATTCCGTCGTGACCATG